TAGCCGTCTGTGCTAAAAAAACGCCATCATTGAGCGCACCCTTGCGCAGGTTGCACGACTTACACAGGACACGAAGATTCTCTAACGAATGATCGCCACCGACCTTGCGTGGAATTACATGGTCAATGTGCATCTCGCCTTCATCTGTGCCACACAACTGGCAGAAGCGACCATCGCGCTTGAACACGCGTTCACGCTGCTCTCGATAGCGCCTACTGTTTAACTTATCTAGTGCCATCCCTTAGCCCTCCAGTGATCTAATGCAATACATGGTTCGCCATAACGATGAGCTATGTAATCTAATCCCCATTGTATCTGAGTATAACCATCTTGGTCTTTAAGCCATATAGATCTACCTTGAGGAATACCATAATGAGATCCATTAACAGCATTAGGATTCCATGCTGATTCTTTACCATATAGTATGGCTAAGCATTTATATTCTTTTAAGTTATAACCTAATGCATAATAAGCATATTGTTTATATGTTACATATTCTTTAGGCTTTGTAGAGCCTGCTTCTGTAGGAAAGCATAGAGCTATCCCAAATGCTAGCAGCACCCCGCGAGCTATGCGCCTAAGGCGCTCGCGGTGAGCCTTTGAGAGGCTCTGCGTACTTAGCATAAAGGCCTTGTCAAGCATGTGTATAACATGGGCGTGTCGTAAGCGTGAAGTGAACATTTGTACCTACTTATCCACAGGTTGTGTATAACCTATTTATCTGTTGAGTAAAAGCCCTTACCCTTAAATACTGCTGGAGTAGCTGCAATTAACTTAGTCATAGGCTCATTGCAGTAGGTGCATGGTATTACTGGTCTATCGTGCCATCCGTGGGTAATCTCTTGACTAAGATTGCATCGTGTGCATTTGTAGTCATAGGCTGGCATGTTAAGCACCTCTGTATCATGTAAGACCCACAAGCTGCGCAGCGGTCAATGTCTGCCTCTGTGGGTTCGCTAGTAATGTGACCGTATTTAAGTTGGAGTAATGGTAAGAGATCCTCTAAGCGGATGATGGCGGCATACTCTCGCGCATCTTCACCTTGTCCGTTGAGTCTAATAACTCCGAAGCCTAATTCCCCCGAAATGACTGTCCGAGCTTTTAATTGCTTAATGTATGCAAGAGGTTGAAATCCAGCGCGGGCTTTGACTTCAACATCGAACGGTACATTGACAATATCCTTACCATTACCCCGTCCCACACATGCGCCCTGCCATACAGTCGATAGGTACTGTGCGACAACTCGCTCTGTGCGGAAACCTCTGTGCTTCCTTGCTTGACTAGCCATTCACAGCTTTACATTTAGCGCATTGCCATGTGACTACGCCATTAACAGAGTCCGATGATATGTCCTCTAGATCTCTGATAGCAACTGGCTCATTACATAACTGACAAGGTACAAAGGCAGACAGTAGATCCACCCATTCTCCGTTTATCTTAATTCCAATGTTTCCCATTACACTCTCGCCTTCTGTGGTTGGAACTTTCCGTCTGATCCCAGTGTGTACCACTTGGTAGGGCATCTATGTGCCGATGAGATCGCTGTATTACAGAAGTAGCCACCCCATGCTTTCCCATTCTTCTCACCCTCACGCCATTGCATGTGTCCATGCTCGCATGATGGAGCTTCTACTGCCTCGCCTGTTCCCATGATTGCAGATACATTCTCCATAGCCTTTTCAAGTGTTACAGGTGCATCGACTACGCCCCGATATTCTCCAACAGGTGTAGTCCAGTAATCTTGATCATCTGCCTTGACTTCTTGAACTGCTGGCTTTACTACTTTTGTAGCAACGACTTTAGTCATTTCCTCTCGACTTGGTCTCTTTCCTTTAGGCGCATAACCTGCATTTGCAAGTGCTCTGCCGATTGCCGAAGTCTCGCAATTCTCCAGTGCTGAAGTCTGATTAACGCCTCGGCTAGTAACTGTTTCCTCAGCGTACCCTGTTGCCCATGCAACGCTATCTTCAGCATTCTTAAATAGATACGCCTTAACAATATATCGAGTAGCCTCGACCACTTCCAACTCAGTTGATATGCGGAACGTTGGATAGTCCTTAATAAATTTCTCAAGTCTCACCTCTACTGGCTCGTAATCGGCTAAATTAAACATAAAGATCGTTTTCCTCTGTAGCTAGTTGCCCTGCTAGTGCGCCATATGAGCAGAGATCGACCCAGTTGTCGATGTGTTGGGCGGATTGATTAGTCCGTGCAAGTTTAACAAGCACCATGATCCCTGCCACTTGATAGTCATGGATTGGTGTCTGTAAGTATGCTGAGAGCAACATTGCGGTGTGTTGCAGGTTATCCGCAGGGTGACCGTATGATAGCCCACGGTCACGGATCGTGTCTGTGGCTGTGAGTAAGATTTCACTGGCTTTCATTCCTGCCCCTTGATGCTGCGACCACGGTGATAGCCATCTCGTACGCCCTTTTCATAGCTTCTGCGCTGGACATCAAAGATGGTAATGGCAAAGCCTATTAACATTCCAATGATGCAGATTAACAGCAGCTTATCTGTGTTTGACATTGTGTACCTATCTGTAGCAGTGCCCTTGACTGCTTACTGAATTAGTGTGACAGATTCGTCCGACTAATCAAGCACATTCTGATAACGAAATGATAACGATTATCTAGCTCTGCCGTAGGACTTTCCAGCCACAATAAATGTGCCGTCCTTCTCGATGTTAATAAGATCTACCTGAACCTTAGCCTTATTGACATAGATGATAGCGAAAGCCTGTTGCCAATTAGCCACGCCTTTAGTGTAAGCAGCTTGCTTAAAGTCCATGAGATTGCCCACCTCAACACCATGCAGCACACGCCCTATACGACCCCCAGAAGCCTCTGAGAAGGCCGAACGCCCTGCTCTGTGGGTATGACCTGAGATGACATTCTTTCCATGCCTACGAGCCGCTTCTAGGGCTGATAAGCCCCCTTGTGGCTTGATGGGTGTGTGGTCTCCATGGACTGCAATCCAGTTAGGTGCAATAGGCATTGGATTCTTATGGAAGGTTATGCCTAACTCATCGAACTTCATAAACTTCTCAAAGCGTAGCTCTGGCAGTGCACCGAATGCCGGCACTTTAGCCATGATGATGTTATACAGGCGATCTGTGTGATTGCTACGGATGCAATCTGTTACGCCTAACTCCCAGAGAAGCTGCACGGCCTCATTACGGTCATCATCTAGGGTCTGTGCATAACTGCCCATGCGACCCTCCTCCCACTTACTTATCTGTGGTAGGTCAATCTCATCGCCAATGGTCACTACTTGGTCTGGCTTAAACTTCGTGATGAAATTTGCAAGGTTACGAGTTGCAACCCTGTCATGGTAAGGGACTTGCAAGTCCGAGACTACGACAATTCGCTTAATCGTCATCCTCATCTTCGTAATCGCCTAGCTTCTCAGGCGCGATAGGGTCTGGCAAGATCCAATGCGGATAGGCTTGAGGCTCTGTAATCATGAACATGGCTACATCTTCTGCAAAGCCTGCCCGCTTAAGAGAGCAAAAGTATTCATACAGCCCAATGCAATAAGCATCAAGCTTTGAGTAGCCTTGCTCCTCTAGTGCCTTAGTTGCTTTTCTTGCCATGACAGAATTATCGCTCTAGAAGTATGTTATAGATCTCATCGACACGCGAGTGGAGTCGCTTAATCTCTGCTAGTAAATGAGTAATGACAAAGCCAGACAAGCCACCAAGTGTTACTAGCGTGGCGATGTAGAGCTGAAAGAAATCTGCCTGTGTCACTTTTTAGGACTCGCGTATCCAAATACACCCGATAGCACAGCCCAGAGGATTGCGCGGTAGTCAAGATCAAAGTTGCTAGATGCCCATGCAGCTAAGAATGCTCCAGCAGCAAGGATTGCAGGGTTCTTCATGTTCTTCATTATTCTCCACCTAACATAGATACTTGATAAAAAGCACCATCATTGTCAGCCGTTTTCTTAAACGAGACATGCATGTGCTTAGTGTGTTTGTTAGCCCCTGTGTACTTGCGCCACTTCCAGTTAAGGATGCGTGAACAGATTCGTCCATCGTAAATGATGTAATTAATACGCTTGTCTGTTTTTGACTTGGACAAGGTACGAAGCTGATCAGCAAGATCTCCCATGATGTCTGGCTTTCCGCCCTTAAATAAGTCTTTGTCCACATCAATGGCACGAACCCAGCCCTGCTCATCTGGATTATGATCTGACTTGCGATAAGCGTGTCGGCTATCACCGATCCAACCATCCGATGTGCGGTCACGATCTGGGAACGAGTCATCTATCTGTTCTCGTAACTGGATCGCTGCGTGACTTAACTTAGGTTTCATCCCAGTAGTAAAGCGGCTTCTTCTTCTGTAATGCCTAGTCGCTCTAGAAGTGCAGCCTTGTCCGCAGCCTTAGCTGCCTTATCTGCTTCCTCTGCTGCCTGAGCATCTGCAAAAGCCTTAGCATCTGCTGCGCGCTGTGCTACTTCTTCTGCTGTCAATTCGATCTCTGAGACTTCCCCAGTAGAGCAATCAACTACGATCTTTGTGTCTGCCATGTTTGTCTCCTTATGAGTTCTTGATGCCGTATAAAGTTGCTGTGGAATACTGGACGAAAGAGCCTGAAGCTGGCGTTAATGTAACTTGGTTAATCGCTGCTGTGTTAGACCAAAAGTTAGCCCCTAATGCAGCCCAAGAAGTCGAAGCATTGTTTTCAGTTGTGCTATCAGAAGATGAACTTTTATATGTTGATCCAGCATAATTTGGGATGTATAAATCTAAAGAACCAAAAGTATTAGATGTGTATGTGCTAATCGTTTGACCCGCAACAATAGCATTTTCTGTTGATGCTCCATGAGTATCGCTATAAACAGTTGAGCCATCAGCATAAAGTCTGCGACTAGAGTAATTAGCGCTGTTGCCGTTAAATCGAACATAAAGACCCACGCTAGTATTGTTTGATCTTGCACTTAACTTGATACATAAATCTGTGTAAGTGCTTGGGATAGAAGTAAAGTCAATAGTCGCAGCCCCACCTGATCCGACTGTAACGGATGCAATCTTGGTAAATGTAGTAGCCATTATGCCGCCTTAATTCCGTAGAGAGTGAAGGTAGAGCCAGAGGCGATATTGCCGCTAGACATAGCAAGCACCAGAGAAGTGATTGCAGAAGTGTTGCGCCATAAATTTACACGAGTGACTACAAAAGTATTCGTGTTATCTCTTGAGACGACAGTCTTATTGGTTGTCGTGTTGCTGTAATTCATTATGTTCAGGATGGCGTTAGATTGTGCAGATCCGTAAAACGCAGCTCTTACAGAGGTGGCACTACTGTTTCTGTTAGATGTAGCAGATGAGCCATCGCCAAAAAGGTTAGTGTTTGAGTAGTTAGATCCCGAGTCAGAATTGAACTGGATGTTTAAGAATTGATCACTGACTGATCCAGTGTAATTAGCAACCAAGATTAAATCTGTGTAAGAGCCTGAGATGCTGCTAAACGTGACTGAACTTGCAGCACTGCCCAGCGTAGTAGTAGCAATCGGAGTATAAGTAGATGGCATGTTATCCCTTTATTCCGTATAGGGCAAAAGATGAGTACTGGACAAAGTTATTAGCGGTAGTAGGGCTAATCGTTAAAGATGTTACTGCTGCTGTGTTCATCCATACACCTGAGTCAAGTCGGATGTTGCCGTCACCATTGCGATCTATACCGCCTAAGATACGGGCAGTCTTATATTTATTCGTATTGGCATAATCTAAAACATCTAGCACATTAACACCAAAGATGTTAGATCCTGAGTTAGCTGCGCCTGCTCGACCTGCGAGGATACGAGTCTGCGATGTACCTGCACCTGCGCTTGCAGATGATCCATTGCCGTCCAAGAAGTGATAAGTGTAATTGCTGCCTGTGTCTCCATTAAACTGCAGCCAAGTGTTTTCCGCTGTGTCAGATGTAGAGATGCGTGGCATGTAGCGCACCTGTAAATGCTGATAAGTAGATGGGATGCTGCTAAAAGTTACAGATGATTGACCACCCGCTCCAACAGTCACGGTAGCGATAGACTCATAAGAACCAGCCGCTGCTGCGCCACCGCTAGAGGCGATGACTCCAATTAGTGAAGGAAGCATTACGCAATTCCACCTACGACAACCCAAGAGTTAGCAGCGATCTTGATGCAAGCTGCTGACTTATAACGGGCAAGGACTG